GCAGAGAATAACACTTACAGTAGATGAAAAAATAGAAAGAGCACAGGAAACAGCATACAGAATAATATTTAATTATTTATATAAACCATACAGAGAGGCTTTAGCAGATGGAAAAATATCTCAAAAAGATGCAAGAGCAGAAGCAGCAGTGATAAAAGCAGAGTTATTAGAGGTGTTTCCACTAGGTACAGATGCAAGGGATTTACCAAAAACAGAATCAGTAAGTTCTTATGTGAAGTTTGAAGAACTTAAAAAAGCAGCTAATGATGAGTTTATGTTAGAAAATTCAGAACAAGCAAAAGGTTTACAACTGTTTTTATATGGTGATGAAAATAACTATGGTTTTATGCACTATGTAGATAAAGTAAGAAACAAAGAAGGTTTAAAGAAAACAACAGCAGATGGTACAGTTGTATTGTATCCTGAAGATAGTGCAATAAATTATTTAGGAAGAGAAAAAAATACACAAGCTATGAGAGATTATTTGTTTAACTGGGGTGCAGAAGTTGTAGACCAGTATCCAGATTTCGCAGGTATTTACAGGTCAAACTTCTTATACATTGTAGAATATCAGTATACGCCATAATGAGGATTTTATGATAACAGTTTACAAAGTAACAGATGATGGACAAAGTATTAAAATTAGAATTAATAAAAGCAAGTTACAAGATTATAAAAACTTAGGGTTTTCTACAGAAAAACCTGTAAATTTTAGTGAGGCTGTAGGAGAAACTGGACCATCAAGAGATATTGGTTTTGGTGATACAGAAGACACTACACCATCTCCATTTGGTTATGGTTCTTTAACACCAGATGGTCAAGGTGGTTTTGTAGATACAAATGTTTATTTGAATGGAGTTAATCCAAATGGTAATTGGTATTATCCAGGTGATGAAGATAGAGTGTTAGATGGTATGTCAGTTCAAGATATACGAACACTACAAGATAGATTAGTAAGAACACAATGGCTATCTACAGAAGATTACAGTCGTGAATATGGAAGACCAAGTGCATCAACTAGAAGTGCATTAATAAAAGCTATGACTGCATCTAATTATATATCTGGTGCTGGTTACGATACAGCAATAGACATAGAATTATTAAATCCTTTTGAAGAAATATATGTACCTAAAGCATATAGAGAAAGTGATAAAGCATCAAGATTACAAACAGTAGATGCAATATTTAGTTCTATTGGTAGAACTCCTACAAAAAAAGAAAGAAACTATTACGAAGTATTATTAAAAGAATTAGAACAAAAAGAATTTTATTCTGATGAAGCAATAGCAAGAATGGCAGTAGAAGGTCCAGAAGTTACAGTTACTGAAACAAGAAGAGCAGGTGTTGAACCATTAACAGAAAGACCTATACAGATAGTAGAAAGAGAAGAAACTGTTGAGCCTATACCTGAAGAAGTAGATGCAGTAGCAAGATTACAAGAGAGAATAAGAGGAGATTTTGAAGGTGTGCTTTCTAGGCAACAAGATGTTGCAAGAGCAAGAAACAATGTAGGTAATATAGCACAGTCAATTATGCGATTAAAAGCATTAGGTGGATAATGGATATATCACCACCAGCAATAATAATAATTCAAGAAGAAGAAACATTTAAAGATAAAGCGTATGATGATGCTAGACCAAATTATGATTTAAAACCTGGTGACAAAATAATAGGTACTTTAACTATTGGCTATGGACATACTAATGCTGCTAGAGATGATGATGAGATAATAAAAATAGGCGATACTGTAACCAAAGAAGAAGCAGTAGAAATACTTAAAAAAGATTTACAACAATATGTAGATATTGTAAATAATAGAATGAAGTCATTTGATGTTGAACTTACACAAGAACAGTTTGATGGTTTAGTATTTGCAACTATGAACAGGCCAGAGAAAATGAGTGGTGGTGCATTGTGGAGAGCAATAGGTAGTGGTGATGAAGATAAGATTAGAAAAGAATGGTCTGAAACTATATCAGAAGCAGTAAAAGATTTTCCTGGATTAGAAGATAGAAAAGAACAAGAATTAGAATTATTTTTTTCTACACCAGACAAACCAGAAGTAGAAGTCCAAGACCCTGACAGAGGAATACCAACACCTAGTGAAACATTTGTCCCAGGTTCTTTACCAGTTGTAACTAATGAACCAAAACAAAACAACAGTGAGCTAAATATGATTTGGACTAAACTATACAATGATTTGTCAAATTCTTTTATAGATAATCCTAGAACTAAAAGAGAACAAGAGTTATTTAAAAGAAATCCTATTTACAGTAAAGCTAAAGATAAACCAGTAAAAGTAGAGTATGATAGTAAAGAGAAACAAAATTTGCACGATATTTATGCAAATATGTTAAAAGCACTATCAGAAAGTTTGATGAGATAATATGGCTGATTATGTATTTAAAGCAGAGTTAGGTTATGACAGAAGGGTTTTAGAGGACCAAGAAGGTAATAGAGTAATTGTTAATTCACAAACAGAATTTAACTATTACACAATGGCTAGACCTGGTGGTCCATTTAATGGTAGTTATTGGAAAGATATTGCTAGTGCAGGTCCAGTAACACAAGAGCTTTATGAACAGCTTACAGGTGAGTATCAAGAAAAAGAAGAACAAGGTGATACCATTGTTGAACCAGATACAGATGTTTCAGAACTAGACCCTAGTGGACCTGATGGTGGTGATGCAGGTGATGCAGGTGATGGTGCAGTAGATACATCATTTGGTGCAGGTTCTACTTCAGGTAATACTTACACAGCAAAAAGAAAAAAAAGCAATATACCTGATGGAGCTGAATTTTGGAATGTTGATGGAAAATACTATATTGTATATTTTATACCAGGAACAGGAACACCAATATATTACGATTCAAGTTTACAAGATTTAGAAAACATATTTGGTCCTGTTGAATTTCCTGATATTCAAGCAAGTATAAAAACACCAACTGATGAACAATGGGCAGGAGCAATACGATTTGGTGATTCTTTAGAATTAGCAGACCCAAATATTTACAATCCAAATCAAAGTCCTTGGGTTTCTTTTGTAGATACTTTAGCTAAAGAAGCACAAATAAGACCTTGGTTAAATAATGAAGAAATGGTTTTATTATTAGCAGAAGCTACATTAGAAGGTAGAACTGTTACAGATGCAGAGTGGCAATCTACTAATTGGTGGAGAACAT